CTGCAGAAGATTTAGCAGATAACTCAGTAACAACTGCTGAAATCACAGACGGTGCAGTAACATTGGCAAAGATTGCCACTGCAGCAAGAAATGACTTGGGTGGTGGTTTTTTCCAAGGGGAAACTGATGGTGGAAGTTCTACTAATGGTAAGGGACATATCTTCAGAGTACACGAACCGACATTAAATACAAACGTAACAATTGCATCAACAGACAATGCACTTGCAGCAGGCCCTCTGGCGGTTGCAGATGGTGTCACACTTACTGTTAGTGGCAACTTGTCAATCGTATAGGAGATATAAGAGATGGCATCAACATTAACAGTAGATAACATTGTAGGGGCAACAGCGGCGGCAAATGTACATTTGCCAGGCACAGTTGTTCAAGTAGTCGGAAGAACTGGTGGATCTAGAGTTACGACAGGTACTCTGAATACTTGGACTGCAGCAAATATGAACTTGACTATTACTCCAAAGTTTAACGATTCTAAATTTTTAGTGACTGCTGTTCAAAGTATGAGAATTTATGGAACAGGTGTAACGGTTGCTAGGGGTTCTATTAGGTTAAAAAGACAGATTGGTTCAGGCAGTTATGGTGTTGTTTTTAATACAGATGGACACCAAGAAATGATGCAAACAAGAGTTGCTAATAGTGTAACTCAAGAATTTGCTACAGCTATGCCAATTACTGCTTTAGACGCCCCATCACATAATGGACAAACAGTAACTTACAATATTGATGGATTGGTGTATAATGATACTGGGGTTTCCCAAATGATTCTTTGGGAAGGAACTAGAGGCTGTCAGATACAAATTTTGGAGATTGCACAATGAGTACTTTATCAGTTAACACAATCACCGCAGAGACAGGTAACACAGTTTCACTTGCATCTGGTAAAAGTTTATCAGTTCCAGCTGGTGTTTATTCGCCAGGAAGTGTAGTTCAAATTAAAGAGGCAGCAACTGGAACTTCGTTTACTACTAGTAGTACAACTATTGCTGCTACGAACTTATCTCAGTTAATTACCCCAAAATTTCAAACAAGTAAGTTTTTTATAGCAGTTCAATGGAATGCCAACCTTTCTGGCAACTCTTCTTCTGGTATACAAGTAAATATCTATAAATCAATTGGAGGCGCTACCGCAACCGCATGTGGTGATGAATCAATTAGCTATTCTGCATTAACTGGACAAGGTAGTACACACCACTGTGAATATACTTCACTTGTAGACACACCAAATACAACCTCACAAATTAGTTATCAATTTTGGGCTAGATCACATAGTGGTACTACTGAGAGGATTGCGGCTGATTGGGGATTTATGCGTATGACAGTTATGGAAGTCGCACAATAAACAAATGAATAAACAGGAGAAAGTATAATGGCAACAGTATCAGACGCACTAAGTGCTCTTGGTGTCACAGAATGGGTTCTTAGAGGAGAACCAACAAACGCAGA